GATATTCATACTCTTCACGCAAGGGAATGATGGTTGCTTTCTTCAGCACAGCATCGATGAGTTCGTTGTAGTTCTTTTGGAACTGAGCCTCGGTTAGTCCATCCTCAAGCAACACTTTCTTTGCTTCGTCAACATCCCTTGCAACAAGACATTGCAAGCCTCCATATTCACTGGCAGGGAACGGAACCCAGTAACGCACCAGCCAGATGAACCAGAGCTTATTGTCTTTTACTTCTGGTTGTTTTTTTGGTCGAGCCATACTTCTCTCTTTCTTTCTTTTCAAGCTGTGTCTTCTGCGAGTGACACGTTAAACACAACACCTGTAACTTTTCTTTCTCACAGAACATCCTATCAATGTAGGTGTCCCAATCTACAAAACCATCGACAGGAGAAACAACAGGGAAGATGTGATCAACTTGAACATCCTTCTGTACAAACTCTTTCCTGCATCCAGCACAGTGATAGTGATACGCAAGCTTACCAGTGGCCTTGTTAGTTTTCCTACCAGTACATGCCTCCTTCAAAGCCTTAAACTTTGGAGGCCACCTGCGTGTCGCTGTCCTCAGTGCAGAGATTACAAAGCTACGAAATCTTGAAGGTGTCCACTCACCGTTGTTATACAACCTGTCGTGTTTTGTACCACTGACAAAGGAGGTTTCCGAATCCTTCAACTTCTTTCTCGTCATGCGTTGTCTCACCCATCGTAAACTTAATTGCGTGGACTAGTTCATGGAAGAACGTAGCCACCTCTGCCTGTTCATTCATCCCAGCACGAATGTGAATCTCATACGTTGATGGATTACACAGTCCCATATCAATTAGCTCATCGATATAGCTCACTGTCCATTCGCTTCCTGCAAGGGTGAACTTCTCAGGGATGGAGGTGTCCATAACTCCCCGTGTTTTCTTCGTAGCCATAGCAATACTCCGTTCTCAATGGTTCTCTCTTCGCCCAGTGCCTCCAAGCAAACTGCATACATGTCTTGTTCTGTCTTTGCTTTGGCAAGCATCTTTGCTGCCTTCACTGGACCGACCCCACGTACACCCTGAATGTTGTCTGCCTTGTCCCCCATCAGGATTTGCTTGTAGAAGAACAGCAGTCCTTCCTCCTCTGAGACATAATACTTGTCGTTCTTCACAAAATTGTAATGCCATCCTGCCACCTGATTGAAGTCTTTATCAACAGAAATAATGATGCAATCATCTTTCAACTCTGATGCACGAATGGCAATCATATCATCTGCCTCTTCGCCTTCGCTGATCAATGCACCCCATGAGGTTACTAGATAGTTACGTAGAAGTTCCAGATGTGCTGGCTTCTCTGCGTCCTTCCTATTCCCTTTGTACTCTGCTGTCTTAGCAAGCTCGTGTCTGAAGTTGCCCTTGCCTGTAATGAATAGCTCCCAAGAAGAAAGCCCAAGAGTCACCATGAGCATTTCTTCCAGGTAGCCAGCGAGAGTGGTGATTGCTACATCCTCACTCTCGTCCTTGCAGGAGAAGGCAATGCGATAACACACCACATCACCATCTACCAATCCAATCATTACAGCACCAACTCTTCTGCGTCAGCTTGTGCCTTGGGAGCATCAGCAACAGGAGGAGCCACAAGGTCTTTCACCTTGAGGGCAGCAATGGTGGGGCTATGCACAACAGAAGCAGCCTTACCATACATGCCAGACATACGGTGCTCGTAGCTGGAGATAGTAACCTCTGCCACAGTGCCGTTACCAATCTGTGAAGGATCAATCTCGTTGCCCTTCTCATCGACAGCCTTGATGACATACTTGCTCTTGGCAACAATGTGCTTGCCTCGGTTGTACTGATCATCATTACGTTCTTTGATCTTGATGCCAAGCTCGTTGGTCAAGCGAGTAGCAATGCTGTCGCTCAGTTGACCAATACAAATCTCGTACTTGTCGTTGGTTGGATTGAACTGAACATTAGGTTCAGCCATGTGTTTAGCCCAAAACAATTGTCCAACTACTTTAACAGTTTTCATGTGATTTCCTTTGTGTTGTTTAAAAACTCTATACTATTATTGTAACATAGAGTCGGGTGGTTTGTCAATACTGTCAAGCAAAACATAGCTTGAAAACATTGCCAAAGTTTCAAAGATGGCATCATTGGTCATCCCCTTATCGGTCATGATGATGAGCTTATTATCTTTGATGAACAGATGGATGGCAGTATCTGCGTTCTCCATCAAATCAATCAGTGTGTCTCTTTCCATGTAAACCCCACGTTGTATTCTCCAGTGACAGGACAACGTAGGGAATACGAACGTCCTGCTTCTTCAATTGCTTCTACTCCAAGCTTACCTACGACATCTGCATACTCCTTCTTTGTTTCAATCTGCCATTCATCATGCACGTTAGCACAGAAAGCATAGGGGATTTTGTTTTTCCTGAGGTTACTATCTAGTAACACCAGGGCTTTCTTCATCAATACAGCGCCTGCTCCCTGAAGTAATGTGTTAAGAGCTGCGTGTTGGGAACGTACCCATATCTTGCGACCATCAAGCCCAGGCATAAAGCCCTTACCCGATATGGTTTCAACCTTATTTCGTAATACCTTGAGGGCGGGAGTTTGGGAAAGAAACTTTTCAATAAGGACCTGTCCCTCTCTAGAGCTACCACCAACAATGCTTCCGATCTTCGCTGCGCCTGCACCATATAGGAAAGCGTAGATGAACGTCTTTGCCTGATCCCTTGTTTCAAGCCCAGCCGCTTTTTGATTGAGCGTGTGGACATCAGTGCCATCTTTTGAACTACCTTCGACAACTGCCTTGACATATCCTTCATCCCTCATGTAATGGGCAAGCATGCGTAGCTCAAGGCCAGAAGCGTCTATACCTACCAGAGCGTTGCCCTTGTCAACAATGAATAGGTTGCGACACTCCTTGCCATACATGGAACCAGAGTTTGGAACCTGCGCCATGTTTGGACTGCTGTGTGTCATCCTGCCTGTCACTGCACCATTGGTAATCACCTTACCGTGGATGCGTCCATCTTCTTTGACTTCCTCTAGCCAGCTTGTCACCTGAGCCACACGCTTTTGCAGCATGAGATATTCAAGCAGCAGCTTGGCCTCTGGTAAGTCAATGCCTTCTAGCACCTTCTCGTCAACGATTACGTGTCCTTTGTCTGTCGTTTTAGAGAACGATACGCCTTTGTCTTTAAGGCGTTCTGCGATTTGTTTCCTAGAACCAGGGTTGAAAGGAGTGACAATATCCTTAAGTGGTGCTCCAGTGCGCTTATTCTTCCTGTTTGTTTCAACCAGAGGAGGAAACGCAACTTGCAATCGGTTTTCAATATCCACCATTTTACCTGCAAGGACAGCCAACAAAGCCTGAGCCTCTGGTATGTTGAACTTAAACCCATGTTCTTCTTGCCTCTTCAAAATAATTGCAACGTCATGCTCTAGGTTGATGCTCTCCTGAGAGAAGTCCTTGAGCAAGTCCATCAACATGTTGTATGTCTTCACTGTGACAGCAACATCGTTCTCGCAGTAGGCATACAGGGTGGGTAGGTGAGGCTCATCCCACCGCAGACTAGCATCCTTGCCAGTTGCTGCAACATAAGCCTCGGCATAATCAGACTTGTTCATTCCCACCCGTTTGCCCCAATCGTCTAGAGCGTGTCCCCCTTCGATATTGGGATTGTAAAGCCTTGAAAGAATCAATGTATCCACTGCCTGATCCCTCGTTATCTTCACATTCCACAACTTCCGCAGGAGAGGACCATCGAATCCGATCAAGTTGTGTCCTACCACTTTGTCTGACTTTTCGATTAAAGGAATCAATGTCTTTGCTTCTGTATGACATACGCTACCGTTCTCTTTGTCCCAAGTGAAACAGCACCAAATGTGTTTGTGTTTGCTGTCTGTTTCAATGTCTAGGAAAAGCATTAGTCCTCCAATGTGTTTGCTACCAGGGTTGCATAGCCAGCAATGTCGTGCCAACTATCTTTGTAATAAGGGTCGCCATTCATGATTCGTGCAATCTTATTGGCAATCATATCCAAACTCTCACGCATGTGAGGAGGAATCTCATTCCAATTTTTCATGTGACGCAGGTCACCCTTAATCATCTGCGAGTATAGCGCAACATTCAAGTAGCTGCCATACGTTGTCTCACGAACTTCCAATGTTTCATTCACTCCGCTCATGCTTTCAAAGCCTCCATAGTTAAGCCAACATTGCCAATGGAATAGCCAACAAAAGCAATCCCAAGACCCAAATTACCAGACCGAATAAGGTCAAATGCCACCACCGCATACACCACTCCAATTCCTGCTATAAGCCATGCACTCATGTTTCAATCCTTGTAATGTGCCAGCACATTAATTGCATCCAACTGTCCCCATGAAAGCTGGATGATTTTGTCATCAAAGGCGACATCAATTCCTTCACCGTTCTCCCACTCAGTCACCTCAATGAATGAGTGTTCCTTTGCAAGATGGCAATACTTTCTCAAATCCTCCATCTTTGATGTACGAATGTATGTTTTCATTTGTTCTTCTCCATCTTATTCAATGCCTCACAAATCACAAGAGCATACTCGTAATCTTTCTGAGACTCACAGTGATCATCCCCATCGTCTTCGTCCCATCCCTTTTCAAGTTCTCTCACAGAGACAGGGGTTGAGAAGGATGTCCACACACAAATGCTGTCCCCATCATCGTTACTAATCTCAGTACCGTAATACTTCCCTGAAAGGGGCTTGATTCTCCAAGTCATGTGTTTTTCTCCTTGAGTTTGGCTTC